TTTACTTTCCTTTACTTTACTTTCCTTTACTTTACTGCTATTAGGGTCGCATACGAGGCCATTAGCCTGGCCATAGCCACCCCATCTTTTCTTAGCCCCAATTTTTCCAGCCTCTGATAATTTCGATCTGTACTCTGCTAATGCGTTCATTCTATTAATTAGACTTTGACTAAAAATACTTTTTCCATCGTCGATAAGCAACCCGATCTCTATCAAAAAGTCTATAAAATCTTTAAATTTAATATCTGGACCATATGGATTATTGTTATCAAAACCAACGGCTAATGCGAGGCCATATAGCAGGCCATTAGGGTAGCTATAATCGGGCTGATCTCTTAATACTTCAATAATCGCCCAAAACAAACCGTAACCTGCCCATCCGAATTTTGATCTTAAAGCTGATATTTTTGGATCTTGTCTTGAATTTGAATCGTGGGAAAAATAGTATGCGTCTTTAGCCATAGAAAGAAAAAGCCCTCTCAAGGCCACGTCCGAAAATTCCCCGATGGGGTGCGAAAGACAGACAGAATCCGAGAGAGGATTTAAATTTTTGTGAGTGCATTTTTGAGAATTTTCGTCTTTATTAAAAGAGTCTTTCGCATGCGTCATATAATACTTCCCCGCTATTTATTGTCAAGCATTTTCTTATTTTTTTGTAATGTATTTAGAGTAAAGGCTGTAAAGATAGTCAACCTGAGCTTCTGATTGCTGATCTAATATGGGCTGGAACTCATCGAGGAGTTCATAAAGTCCCTCGATGAAATTCCGTTGGTTTTTCTCTTTAATTTTATTTTTAATCCTGTAAAGATCAACCACCATAGCCCACTCTTTTGTTGATTTCATTAGAACGGCAGGCCGTTTTCTGGGTTAATTTCAACATCGCCGCTAAACTCTGGTGCGTTAAAATCAATGTCGGGGACTTCTTGATGGCTTTGAGCCGAAACCGTATGGTCTTTATTTACTTTCTTAACCCGCCACTTAGTTTCCTTGTCCCTTCCAGTCTTCCCAATAACTAATCGGTCACCAGGGGAAGGCTGTACCATACAGAAGGCTTTAAAAAGTGGAAGAGAACCAGAGTCTAATTCTCCTTCTTCAAACTTATAAACAACGGTGTATCCATGAGGATATGCGGGATCAAAGTTTCGGTTTCTCCAAGGATTTCCGTCTTTTCCTAAAATCTTTTCTCCCACCTCATCCACTGCAAACTCTGGATATGAATATCTAAGGCAGAATTTAAGGTTTTGCTTCCAAGTGCTAGCGGCGGTATTACCACGAGCAGGTCGGTCTTCGTTGGCTTTCTTAATCCATCCAACATAAGTTAAGGTAATTTCCTGATCTTGGAAATTCTCGGTTCTAAAATATGTTTTTGCTTGCTTAGGGAATGAAGTTTCCATTTTTATTTCTCCTTTTTTAGTTAAACGCCGAATCTGCTTTTGAAATTCTCACGATCCTTGAGGAACATCGAAAAATACTGCTCTATTCTATTCTCCACGACTGGTTTGCTAAAACCCTGTTCGGTTTTATTGTTTAGCGGCACGATACAGATTTGCTTTACGTCCTCGAAGCCTTTCATTTTTGAGTACGCACTTAATTGTTTAAAAGCTTTGGTTTTATCGACTGTTCTTTTCACATCAAAAAGAGTCAAAACTTTTTCGGCTCCTTTGAAGTCTGGAATCCCGATAAAATCAGGAGTCCCGCCGTATTTAAATTCTTCGTTGATCGACGATCCTGTATTTTTCATTTCTAAGATCGGGTATTTTTTTAAAAAATCAGGAAATGACCAACCCTCTGTGTCTAGGGTCAAATTTCCCTTTTTGACAATCACAATATCCGCCCAAGTGTCGGGCGTGTCTTTAGCTTCTGCCCAAATTCCCGTTTTAATAAAATGCTCTACTTGCTTATGGCAGATATTCGACTGAGAGGCGTATTGGGCGAGTTCTTCTGGGCTACAATACATTTCCGCATCCCATCCGATAATCGAAGTAACAGAAGGCACTTTTTGGCCTGTGGAGTCGGTATACCAACGGATGTCCTTACGCTCACGATTGACACGCTCGACAATCGCCTGCTCTTCGCAAGCTTTAAAATTGTCATAGCATACCTTTTGAAGATCCTTTTGAATTTTATCTATAGTCAAGATCAGCGGCGAGTCTTTGTCTAGGTCGTATTCGATCTCCGCACTAAAGGCCGGGCGGGAGTTTTCAAAGCTTCCCCGATTGATGACTCCTGTGAATCCTGAGCTTATTTTTATCTTCATCACATCGCCCCTTTCATGATTTTGTTAAATTCGTCCATCTCGTCCAATTCCTTTTTCTTTTGTTCGCTGATCCCAGGAAGGCTGTCGATCTTGTAATCTAGCCAACGCTCAATAGATGCTCTAATTTTTAAGGTCGCACTAACTCCCGGATTTAATTCAAGCATAAACTTAATAAACGCTTTGTATTTTTGCTCTTCAGTCATTTTTTAAACCTCCCCGGAAAGTCGCTCAATAAAATAAAGAACAGCACAACCAATAGAACGTATAGAATTTTACCCACGGCTTTTCCATGCCTCCGAATTATCAGGTGCCATAATTCTAACTTTCAACCCCTCAGCCAAAACTTCGGCCTTCCAGAAAGCTTCCTCTTCGTTTTCGTACTCTTTAAAAGCCACCCACCCGCCAGCGGAGCGTGACCAATATTGAACGTCCCACGTTTCACGCTCTAATCGATTCCAAGGTGCATTAAAAGAATCTGCTATCTGCTTATCCACGTCTAACATTGGCCACCGCCTTTTTGTATTTTTTAATATACGATGTTGCGACTACTCCCCTTTTAACAAATCCTATCCCTTGATTGTAAGCTGATAATCTAGTCTCTAGGGTATCTGGAATTTTCATTCTTTTGAGGTATGCGGGCAAAACTCCGTTTATATAGGCATCGGCTATGATTCTCGCCGATCTAGGCTCTAATGCGTCCTTATGCTTAAATTTGGCCTTTAAAAACCTATTGGCGTCTAAAACGGCTTCTTTGTGGAGCTGAAACTCGCCCAATGCGAGGCCGTTATCCCCGATTGCCTTTGGATTTCCTCCGCTTTCCACCATAGCCAAAGCATCAAGATTGACGTTAAAAGCCGAGGCCGTTGGGACAAACGCAAGACTAATCATAATAAACACCGCCTCTCTAAGCATTGGGATGATCCATCTTTTTAGCCAATCTTAAATCCCTCTTCGCAAGCCAAGTCATCCAGGGAGCAATTTTACCTTTAAAGCCACGGATCTCGCTTGCTTGCTTGTACTCTTCCTTTTCCTTTTCTGTACTCTGAACCATAACAAACTTCCGATTATTCACTTTAAAACCTCCGTTTTTTTGTAATTATAATACTATGACATTGTAAACGCAAAGCTTTTTGTTTTGTATTTGAAAAAAAGCTACGCCCGAACGCCCGAAGTACGAATCCCCAGAACCCGCCGCAAGACGCACACAGCACACAACCGCCCTCTTTTCTTTACTTGCCCGATGAACCCATTACACTTGACGCATCTTTTTAAGTCCATTTAAAACCCCCTATTCTTTATTCCAAGGCGTCGGCGTATGCATGGTTTTATTCTCCTGTTGTGCTTCGTGAATTTGTTCCGCTATTAAATCTAAGTCTGGTTCGTGTTTGCTCATGGTCTAGGCTCCTTTATTGGTTAGCTTTAAAAAATGCTTTAGCGAAATTCTGACTGCATAATGATCTGAAGCTCATATCATCATCGACTTTAAAATTTTTAAACTCTTCTATGTGATTAATTGCGCTCTTATGTAAGAACGCCATAGAAGGCTTCGGTCTTCCTGGCCTTACATACAAAGCGGGATTTTTAGGTACCTGTCCCCACTTCGTATAAAGTGGCGGCGGAATTTTGAACACACCCCAGAGAGCCGTCTTTTTAGTCCAAGGGCTTCCGTATTGCCAGGGCTCATAGGTCATTGTCGGCCTGCCTAGAAACTCTTTAAGTCTTCCGCTTGCGGGGTTCTCTAATGCCCAAAAAACAGGCTTGCACGTCTCTATAATCCTCAAACAATGCCTGACCATGACTAAGCCCTTCGCCGTATCTAACCTCTTGTGAAAGCCTCTCGCTATGCTGAACTCCGTGCAGACTGGGTTTGCAATAACTCCGTAAACATTATCGGGCGGGACATAATTCTCAACGCCTATATCCTTGCCGATCAAGCGCACGTCATAGCCTGCATCCTGATAGGGCTTAGAATCGCTTCCGATATCAGCGCAAAGATGAAGGACGATTTTTTTCATAGTCTACTTTTTAGCCATTTAAAAGCATTATTAGAATCGATGAATATCTCATCCTCGTTATAAGCAACAGTCCAGAAAGTTCCGTCTTTAAATTCCACTATCCAACGGTCTTTTTTGTCAAAGATAAAGGCTATGGCATTCTCGTTGATATCTTCTGGAGCGCATCCGATCTTATTCTCAATTTCCGATCTATCCCAAAAAACGTCTAATCGCTTTCTCATAGGTCACACTCCTTGCACATAAACTTGACCCCGCCATAACTTCTAGTGCTATCATCGGCAAATTCGATCATCATAATCTCTGGATAATACCCTCCACAGATAGCGCATTCCTGGGTATTTTCTAATTCCTCTATGGTTAGCTTCATTTTATTTTCCTTTCTGGTTTTTGGGAAAGCCCGCTCTCTTAATTCCATCAAGCTATTTATCTCTTCCTCGCTTTTGCCTTTCATCCACAAGGGAATATTTTCCATATTTGTTTTCATTTTTAATGTTTATTGACGGTTATATTAAGCCCTGAAGATTTCCAACAGGCATTGCAAGCAGTACAGTCCTGGATGCATGAAGCTTGGGCTTTCTTGTCGACGATCGTAAAGGTATTATTAAAATAGGCCTTGCGGAATTCATATAGGCCTTTGTCTCTCATGGTAGATGATTCATCGAAAGACGCTATAAGGACAAAGTTTGACGGCTTCCCGCTAAAATCTAAGTGGAAAGACTTAGTGTATGCATAAAACGTCAAACCCGGGAATTCTTTAGCAATTAAGAACCAATTATCTAAGTAAGCTTGACTATAAAAATCCCCGGCCTCGTGAATTCTTACTTGTTTAATTTTCTTCTGATTCTTTTGAATAATTCCAATCATTAAAGACGGAAAATTATTGCTCATAGTCAATTTAAGATTATGCTTTCTTGCTGGGTATACTTGCGGGTAAAGTCTTTCGGCCTTTAATGCATAGCAGTCTTTAGAACAAAGAGCCGTTTTTCCCGGGCAAGTCTTCACGGCGGGAATATTAAAAATCAATGTATCTTTTGGGAGTTTCTTATTGCCAAAGCTTACTTTTGGCGATAGTTCTAGAGTTTCCATCGTGTCCTCTCTCTGCCGAAAGATCGGCGGTTAAAGTGTTAAGCTTGCGCTTTTAATTGTTGTTTAGTGATCCAATTTTGTTTAATCGAATTGATCTTACTGATTGCCTTTTGTACGTTTTCCCTTGCCATGCAAGCGTCATTCATGGCATCTTCTAGCAATCTTTCCAACTCCTCAACGTCTACATTTACTTTTGTCATATCATCCACCTTTCTTTAGTTACCTGCTCTTGATCTATTAACGTCCTGCTGATGTAAATACTTTAGCATTGACTACGTAATTACACAAGAACTATTTTCCCAATACAGATAAAATAGTTTGAAGAAAGTTTTAGACTTTGACTATTTTCTAAAATCCGCCGCTTTAATGAAATCAACATATAGTGTCTATTACCTAATAAAGACACAACTAATAGTGTATCTAATCAATAGTTACTATATCTTGTATTAAATACTTGACAAACCACTATATATTGTGCTATATGGTTTATTATGCCTCCTCTAAAGAACGTTAAGCACGAGAAATTCGCAAGGGCAGTTATAAAATCGCCCTCTTTAACGAAAGCTTATGCTGAGACATACCAGGTAGAGCCGGACAAATCAGCAAGGAACTCTGCCTCACGAATTATTAACGATTACCCTGCCGTAAAAAATAGAATCTCTGAGTTGTTGGCTAACGATGGTGTGTCAGTGCAACGTCTTAACAAAAAGCTATCTGACTTGCTTGAGAATGAAAGCTCAGACGTTCAATTCAGAAGCTTGCGCCTTGGATACGAACTACACGGCGCACTCGACCGCACATCTTCGCCCGAATCAAGCAAAGAGATAAACATCCAGATCAATATTATGGGCAACGATGTAAGTATATGATACCAATGGACTTACGTCATGCACAACCTAACATAATTATTACTATAGGACGTTGAGTCATTGTCTAACACTGAGCAAACTGTGTTGAATGGTGGGGGTGGAGTGACCCCAGCCACCGCTAATGAAGGGGTGGGTGGTTACTGTCATACCCTCCCCACTACATCCAGCCCTCAAAAAGTAAAAATGTCCAAGGAGGAATTATCTGCGTTCAGGCGTGAGAACGTAGCTAGGGCAAGGGAGAAGAGGCGGTTGATCTTTGAGGCGAAGAAAGCAGGGGGGGTGGGTTCAGAGGATTCTCCTGTTGGGAAAAAGTCTGAAAAGGCCGATCCTATTATAAAAAAACCCGCCAAAAAGGAAAAAGTTGCGAAGGCTGTGTCCTCGAAGCCCATGCCTGGGATTAACTTAGCGGAAGACGTAGCCCCGTCTAAGGACTCAGTGACGATGAAGATTGATCTGAGTGCGAAGCAGGGGGAAGCTCTAAGGAACCCTGCGAAGTTCCTGCTGTATGGGGGAGCCAAGGGCGGAGGGAAGTCCTGGTTTATCTGTATCTGGATGTTCTTAATGGCTGTTAAGTACAAGGGTAACAAGTTGTTCTTCTGCCGTAGGCGGTCTGTTGACTTCACGAATACCACTCTTGAGACATGGAAGAAGAGTATCCCTGCGAATCTTTATAGGATTAACGAGCAGAAGAAGAAGATTTACATTGATAGGTCTGGGAGCGTGATTGACTACGGAGGTTTGGACGATCCTCTACTTATTCAGAGCTTAAACTCAGCCGAGTACGCTCATATTGGAATCGACCAAGCTGAGGAAGTAGAGCAGGACTCATTTTCTATGATTCGTGGGACGCTTCGTCATAAGTTACCCGATGGCACGTTTCCTCCCTACCAAGTTCGCCTCACGGCCAATCCAGCGCAGTGTTGGTTAAAGGACAAGTTCATTCTTAACCCCGAAAAGGATTTCGCCTTTATCGGGGCGTTGCCCTCCGACAATCCCCACCTTCCGAAAGATTATACGGAAAACCTCAGAGAAGCCTTCAAGCATCGGCCAAATTTGTTGGCCGCCTACCTCTATGGTTCGTGGGACGACTTGGCGGGGCATAACGTTTGTATTCAGGGAAGCTGGATTAATGATGCGAAGAAGCGGAAGTCAGAGGATCGTGCGTTAAAGAGGGTGATCGTGAATGACCCTGCAAGATTCGGTGACGACGAGAACGTGATTTACGTCATGGAGGACGATGGCCGTGTGATGTCAGTGGTCGAGCAGATTTATCTTGAGCATAAGAGCCTTATGGATACGGCTGGGCGTCTAAGTTCTCTTCGCCGAAAGTGGGACGCTCAGATTATCGCAGTGGACGTAATTGGTATTGGAGCTGGGATTGTGGATGCACTCTATGAGTTAAAGGAGCCTGTCCTTGCGATTAACTCTTCTTCAAAGCCGACCGTTGAGAATAAGCAGAGAAAGTACATGAACCTACGCTCTCAGCTTTGGATGGAGGCGGGAGAACTTTTCGCCAATTCGAGAGTTGCGTTACCTGAGGATTCTATCCTTTCAGGACAGCTTGCGGGGGTTAAATTCGATTACAACTCCACCGGGAAGATTCAAGTTGAGTCGAAGGATGAAATTAAGAAGAGACTCGGAAGATCTCCCGATAGAGGCGATTCCTTCGTTATGGGCTTATTTGCCCTTGAGTACGTCAGCAATCAGGATGTTAAGGATATGGCCTTAGCCTCAGGGGACTCTCAGGGTCAGGGTGAGAGAGTCTACTCACAGCCTCATGATATGGTGGGTGTGGGCGAGGACTTCAGCGGGTACAACCTTTGAAGAACCCTAGCGATTTCAAAGAACTTGATTTTTACCATGATGTTAAAGAGCGTCCTATCAAGCTTCAGAGTTTTAAGTCAAAGCAAATCGAGGAACTTGTTAGCGAACAATTTAATGAGTTTAAGAAAAATGAAATGCAACGGGACAGTTAGTTTTTGGAATAGGCTGAAGCATATTAAGTTTCAGTCTCCAATTTATTTTGGAACTTGCAGGTACTGCGTCATAGAACATGATCGTTCATGGAGTGAAAAGTGGAAGAGATAAAAGACCCAGAGGCATTAGATAGCATCGCTTCGATTAAGATTGATGATAAGGTTAGGGAGTTTACTCAGGAGATTTTCGGGAAGTCACGGGACGAGAAGAGTAACAGGGAGGAGTGGGAGAACCGAATAGATTCTTATACCCGTAAGCGGTATGGGATTAGATCAAAGAAGAATTTCCCTTGGCCTGGCAGCGCAAACTTCATCCTTCCTCAGATTGATTCTGATATTAATCGGCTGAAGCCAGCTTATGTGAATTTGGCGATGGGCGTAAGTCCAATCGTTACCTTTGAGCCGTTTGGGGCGGAGGATGTTGAGCCAGCTCGTAAGAGGGAGATTCTATTTGATTGGAGAATGAGGACTCAGGTCAAGTTCTTTAAGGATTATTGTCTGTCCGTGGATTATATGCTTCACAACGGGTTTACACTTTTTAAGACTGGTTGGAGATTTGAGACTAGGACTTATTTGAAAGTGATTGATTTAAAGGAAGTTCCTCAGCAGATCTTGGAAGCGATGTATATGCCTGAGGTGAATGACGAGATGATCGGGGCGATTATCGCTGAGGATTTAAAGCCCGATATGACTCTTGAGGAAAACATGGAAGCCATCAAGAAGGCAGTGAAAGAATTCCGCCAGGGTAAATCTAGATTTGAACTAGAGTTTACCGAGAAAGCCGTGAACCGAGCCGAGGTTAAAGCGTTGAACCCCAGGGAGGATGTGATCTTCCCTGTTGGGACTTGTGATATTCAGGAAGCTCAGTTTATTGACCATAAGTTTTGGGTGACTAAGGATCATATTAAGAAGTGTATTAAGTCGGGTAAGTATGAGAAGTATGATGATTATGATATTGATTGTTGGACTACGAAATCAGCGGATGGTTCGACGACTGAATTCTTGAAGGCCACCCGTGACGGGATTCACGCAGAGAACTCTCAGGAGGATTTAATACTTCTTCATGAGATCTCTACTTGGTATGACACAAACAATGACGGGATTGATGAGAGGGTGATTATTACTTTCCCTGATGCCGATCCAGATTGCATTCTTAGATTTATTGAAAACCCCTACGACCACGGAATGTTTCCATATGTGGTGGTAAGAAGGGAGTACAACGATGCGGAGATTATGTCGAGCCGTGGAATACCTGCTCTTGATGATGACTTTCAGACTGGTATCTCAACTTTGTTCAACCAAGACATTGATGCGGGGACGATTACGACTACTCCTACTGTTGTGGCGAGGAAGAACTCAGTTAAGAATCTTAGGAATCTTAGGTATGTACCCGGACAAGTCGTTGAGACAGAAAATGGAACAGCTGATTACACTGTTGTCCAGAACACGAACTTAGGTCAGGCGAATCGTTTTAACAATATGCAATACCTGAAAGCCTGGGCAAATGACCGAATTGGAAACATTCAAGCGGCGATTTCTCAGGTGAACAACACCCCAGGCTCAGGCCCACAGGGTACTAAGACTGCAAGAGAGGTCGGGGCGATTGAAGGGGCGGCCTCTCAGCAGAATTCAATGGATCTTCTCGTCTTCCAATCTCAAATGGTAGATCTGTATTATCAGATCGACTCTCTGTACTACCAGTTTGGGGACGATGAAGAGTCCATAGCTATTACAGGCCAACCTGCGATGAGGATTACCAGAAAAGAACAACAGGGTAGATTCAATCTTGTTCCGAACGGACGGCTTGATAACTCGAATCCTCAGTTAAGGGCGCAGAAAGCACAGAACAGGCTACAGATGTTTAATGGAGATCCGTACATTCGTCAGGATCAGTTAAGGAAGCAGTATCTTGATGATGACGATCTGCGTCTTTCTCAGGTTCTTCTTAAGACTCCTCAAGAAATGCAAGCTGACGCTATGCAAGCTGAGGCTCAACAGGTCAAGCAGTTACAGACAGCTTTGTTGATGCAGAAAGGGAAGGATCATTTAGAGGTTATGAAGGAAGCTCAGCTAGTCCCGATTCAGGGAAGGAAATACGCTCCAGATGTGGAGAAGAAAGCGAAGGTAGGCAGTGGCGAAAAGTAAGAAAGTTCAGATTGCCGAGAGTGCGAAGAGGGCGAAGGATACTCAGATTCAACTTGATATTGAAGATCGCCTTGCGGGATGTGGGCGCAAGGAAGCAGAGCATATTATCTATGTCGGGAATCTAGTAGAGCGTGTTCTTCGTGGAGAGTTTGGGGCGGTGATTAAGGCTCTGACTGTGGGCCGTACTAGTTCTGAGCTTTCAGCTTCTAGGACTATGAATGTTCCAAGCGAGCGTGTGCTAGGGCGTCTTGAGATGGCCGATTCTCTTTGGTGCGATCTTGAGCAATTTGTTTTAGACAAAGACAAGCTCATGAAACCATCAGAGGAAAACCTTGAGGGCGTTCACTCTTATAACTATGGGCCGGACTAAACATTTAAATAATAAATTTTTTGCAACCGACGAGCCTCAACTCGTAAAACTGCGGGAGACTGGGACTCCATATAACCCCTGAGTAGGTTGCGAAGGTTTCTTGAGAACCTTTAATCTCATGGAATGAAAGGTAAAAAACAATGCCAGTAAATATAAACAACATGAACCCAGAACAGAAAGCTCTTAATTCGGCGGATCAATTTTCACGAGAGGACGAGTTTGCAAAAAAGCTCGTCGAGAGCTTTGATTTACCCTCCAATCTTGCTAATGAGATTGACGAGAAGATAGAAGATGAAAAGCGTGGGCCTAAGAAAAAAGAGGAAGAGGAAGAAGATGTAGAGGATTCTGAGGAAGAGCAAGCGTCCGAAGATGTTGAGGACGATGGAGATTCTGAGTCTGATGAATCAGATGAAGAGGAAGAGGACTTAATTCCGAAGTCGAAGGTTCAAGCGAGAATTGACGAGCTTACCCGTGAGAAGAAGGAAATGGCGGCGAGACTTCGTAAGCTTGAACAGCAGGCCGAGGAAAAGAGAACCCCGGAAGACTCTGATCTTCAGAAGCTCGAAGCGATGGATGACGCACAGCTCAAGGCTTTAAAACGTCAAGTGAAAGCAGAGCAAATGAACGCTGTGCAGGCTCAGGATCGTGCGAAGCTAAACGAGCTTATGGACTTAGAGGATAAGATTGATTCAGTCGCCTCTAACGCTCCTAAGCGTTTTGCTGATTCTCAGATTCGTAAGTTTAACGAAGCCGTGAATGAAACCGTTTCTGACGGAGAAATTCCGAACTTTAAACAAGCGAGTCCTCAGATATTCAAGAAAGCCCAGGAGATTTACGCTAAGTCTTCGTCTTTGAAAAGTAGTGTTAACGGTCAGGCTGAAGCTTGGAACCTAGCTGTTGAACACTATAAAGAAGTTTCCAAATTATCGGAGGGGAAATCAAAGAGCGTGGAAACCGAGCGGAAATTCAATAGCCTTAAGAAGAAGGTGAGCGTGGATAGCGGTGTTACCAAAGGAACCGAGCAGGCTGAGACAGATCGAAAGACCTTTCAGAAAGCCAAGCATGGGACTGAGGATGACAAGCTGAACTTCTTCAAGAAGTCTGTTATTTCCCAGGATATGTATAAGCCGAACAAGAGTTAATGAGGCTGGGTCTAAAAGGAAATTGAAATGGCGTCTACACAGGTAAATACGTACTTCGCTAAAGGAAATCGGGAAGAACTCTCGAATAAGGTCGCTGACCTTTTCGCCGATGAAGTCCCGTTTTATGCGATGGCGAAGAAATACAAAGTGGGAAATAGTAAAACTGAGTGGCAGGACGATTCTTTAGCGGCGGCTAGCACTACGGCTATCGTTGAAGGTGCGACTGTTACTTATACGCAACCCGCAACTCGTACCCGTCACCAAAACTACTGCCATATCCGTCTTCGTAACTGGGATGTTACTTTCTCCCAGGCTTCGATGGATGTTGCCGGGGTTCCTGACCAAATCGCTCGTGAAGTAATGAAAGCGATGAAGTCTTTGATGACGGATTATGACAAAATCTTCTTGAATACTGGTAATACGTCTGCGGGTACTACTTCCACGGGACGTAAATCCAAGGGTATTCAGAAAGCTATTGTCACGAATACCGCTGTTGGAACGGGTGCTGGTAATTCAGGTGTTATTCAGCTAACAGAAGATAACGTTAACTTGCTCCTTAAGAAAATCTGGGCGCAGGGCGGTGATCCTAGAGCGTTGTATTGCGGTGGACACAACAAGAACGTTATTTCCAAGAAATTCTCTGCGAAGACTGGATTCACTTGGAACATTGAAGCGTCTGCTCGTACAGCCATCGCTAACGTCAATAAGTACGAAGGTTCTTTCGGTACTCTTGACATTATCGGTGATCGTCAGCACATGACGAAGCGTATCACGATTGTGACGCCTTCCCTTGTTCGGGTTGGTATCTTCCGTGATATCGAACAGTATAAAGGAGCGCAGGCCGCTTCATCCGTTCGTGGATGGGTCGAATCTGAGCAGACTTTAAACTGGGGTAATGAAAAAGGACATGGTAAAGCCAGCTATTTGAAATCTGGTGGAACTATCGCCTAGTAGTTAATGATTGGGGAGGGGGACTAAAAATCCCTCTCCCTAATTTAACAGGAGAATTAAATGAAAAAACTTTTGATGGTGTTGGTTGCTTTGATGATTTTAAGCTCAGATGTGTTTGCTGATGGACGTACCGTTTATGGTACGGCTGGTGTTTCTAACGGTTCGGTTGATGCCAGCGTAATCCCCGCTCAGGGTGCGGGTGTTTCGATTAGAGTTCTTTCTGTTGTATGCGCTGTTGAGGTTGCGGCTGTTGGTAGTGGTGGAGAAATTGCTTTAGAAAATGGGGCCAATGGAACTCGAATCTTTCAAGCTGATGCTGATGCCGTAGCTGTTTACTCATTCAATCTTGCTCCTAATGGTTACATTCTTTCTGCTAACACAGCTCTGAATGTGACAGTGGACGGTGCGGCTACAACCCAAGCGACTGGTTCTTGCACCGCTTCAGGAGAAGCTATTTAATGGATGATTTTAAGTCTTCGTCAAACGAGGCTTTAAGAGAGAATGCACAAGCTGAGGCTTTAAAAGAAAACCCTCGCCTTGCCAAGCAGAACCCTCTTGAGTTTATTAACTTGGTATATAAGAAGTTCTGCGAGAATCGAATTGATGATTTTCCACGCCTATGCGAAGTGACTCGTTGGCAGAATAAACTTAAGTGGGATGAGCTTAATCAGATTGGGAAGAAGGGAAAGTATACGGACTCAATGGGATGGAGCGAAAAAGGAGAGTTCAAGTTTGATTATGAGATCCCGCAAGAACTCTATCTTTTCATGGTGAATCTTGTCTATTCGGATTTTTGGGAAGAGGCGAATGAGAAGGTCTGGAGAAAGTTCATGAAGAATATTCTTCGGGGTGATGATCCGATGGAAACTCTAATGAAAGTAAAAGCATACTACGGGAGTAATTCCCAGGAAGGTTTGGTTTTGAACTAATGGGTCAGACGATAGAGAATCTTAAAGAGTCTAAGCTAGATGGTGAGCAGATATTTCCCAAGAGATTTGTTGTGGAGATCTGTGAGGCGGTTCACGTTCATTACAAGAATCTAAGAATTCTCCTTTCCTTAGAAGACTGGAAAGAAATGGCTAAGGGGATGGCGGATTCTCTTAGGCGTTGGGATGAGCGCAGATGCCCTGAGCCAGCCGAGGGTACTCACATTGAACTTTGCAGGAAAGTCGTAGGTTCTAAGAATCTTGGCGGAGATTCCGTGAAGATTAACTTGAATAAGAATCTCTACTCTATGAATGTCGGAAAGATATTTGCAGAGGGCGCACAGTTAGAAGACCCGGAGTATGTTCATCTTAAGCTATGGGACTTGCGTTTAGAGCTGACTAAGGATCAGTACAAGACCTTACGTCAAGCGGTAATTGAGGCAGAGTTATGAAGGTCGGTATATTTGTCCCTTGCTTCAAACGCCCTGAGTACACAGCCATCTGCATCAAGGCTTTAGAAAAAGCGCAAGAGTATAAGGATTGCGAGTTCTATCTTCTTGATGACGGCTCACAGGATGGTACTTCTGATATTCTAAATAACGCAAGTCTTGATTCTACCACTATCATTTCTAAGGAAAATCACGGACTTAGATCGAGCATTCTTGGGTTTTTTGACTGGGCAAAGAATGAGAGATTTGACCTTATCGCTAAGATCGATAATGACTGTGCGGTTCCTGTGAACTGGCTTAATGACGTAGTAAAAGTGTTTGAGTCAACGGATGTTGATATTCTCTCTCCGAATGTTGAGCCTTCTAATGCGGCGTTCGTTCATGGAAAACATGAGGATGGTCTTCCTTATCGCCCCTCCAAGATTGTCGGTGGACTCTGGATTATGAGAACGAGTCTACTTGATGACGTTCAGTTCGAAAGAATGAGCGCAAGAGGAATCAAGGGGGCGTTTAGTTTGCTCTATCAGATCATAGTCGAGAAGGAACCAAAGATCGGTTGGCTTCCGAATGTAACCGTCCAAGACATCGGCCATTGGAGTGGGAAGCACGAAAATCACATCAAATCAGAAGAACATCAAGCCTATTCATCTTATGTCGGAAGACCTATCGCATGGAGTTCAGAGTTATGATAATCAGATTTGATGATGTGAACCCAAACACCAATGTGTATAAGATGAACAATCTTATAAAGGTACTAGACGATGCGATTCCGAATCTTGAGATATGGTTTGCGGTTAATATGTTCTCGAAGTCTTCAAACGTTAATTCGGTTTACCCGGATGTTCCGTTTAAGGACAAACCTAAAGAATATTTTTATAACGTTGATAGAACTTTCCTTCCTCACCTTTTTAATCGCAAGCTGGTATCTCATGGTCTTATTCACTGCGATCATTCAAGGATTGGAATCGATGCTCAAGAGATGAGCATTGTGAGTTCGTGCAGGTACTTGGATACGGACATATTCGTTCCGCCATTTAATAGATGGAACCAGCAGACTGAAATGATCTGTAAGGATCACGGAATTAAGCTCCAGAAACTATCAGACGGATGGCTTTCTATGGAGCATAACAAGTTTGATTTGAATCATGAGAAATGGTATCTGCATCCCTGGCGTTGGACTACTGAACAATTGGAGGATTATCTTGTCGGCAAGAAGTTGGGACAGCTACAAGGAAACGCTCTATGAAGTTCTGGAACTTCTCAAGCCTGAGACAGTCCTTGAGTTCGGGAGCGGATTTTCTACTCAGATTATGGGAATGTATCCTAGCGTTGTCTCGCTACTTTCTGTTGAACACGATAAGGAGTATTACGAAAAGAATAAGGGGAATTGCTCAGATAACACGAAGCTCGTTTACGAGCCAAATCTCGATACCTACGCAAAAACAAAGCTTGAAAAGAAAACAGATTTTGTGTTCGTCGATGGAAGGAATCGCTCCGCTTGTCTCAGGGAAGTTCGATGTCTTGGATGCCCGGTTATGCTCCATGACGCAGATCGTGAGCAATACAGAGAAGCAGTGTTGGAGTACAAGTTCCAAATATGGACGGACGAAATGAGTACGGTAACCCTTACGGATGATGAGGGAATGTTTAAGAGATTGAGTGAGGTTCTTCGTGGCAGGTAAGATAGCCATACATCAGCCTAATTTTTTTCCTTATTTTCCGTTCTTCTATAAGATGGCGAAGGCGGATGTGTTCGTTGTTATGATCCATTGTCAGTTTGAAAAGAACGGGTTTCAGAATCGTGCGTTAGTTAAGGATAAATGGTGGAGTGTTCCAGTGACGGGCGGAACGATGGCGATTAAGGATAAGCATTATTCAAATGGTAATAAACTTATTGATGTGAATATGCCGCTGATTATCGGATTGGCTAAGGCTCTTGGTATTAACACCTCAAAGATTCACTACGATTTTCCAACGGAATCTAAGGGAACAGAGAGAATTATCGAGATTTGCAAGAGATTTAATTGCGATCAGTACCTTACGAATCCTGAGGCTACGGACAAGTATTTAAGTGAGAAAGAATTAAATGACGCAGGGATTGAGATGGTTTCATGTCATCCTCCAGCTGAGTACAGAAAATCACTTCCTGAGATGTTTGAGTCCCACGGAATTGATGGGACTGTAAAGATTCTTAACAAGGAGTTTAAATCTTGCAAAGCCTAAAGCAGTTTTTCGCTTATATGAATGATATTTCATTTGAGTATGTCGTTCTCCGTAATTGGGACGGTCTACCCTACGACTTTAATCTTGGTGAACATTCTGACTTAGACTTGCTCGTGGCAGACTTTGAGCATTGGAAAGAGATATTCCCTGAGGCTGTAGCGGAATATCCGTATCCAAGAGTGAGGATGAAGCTAGCGGTGGATGATAGCTACGTTTATGTGGATGTTAGGCATATCGGAGATGACTATTACCCTGAGGACTTTGAACGGGCAATCTTAGAGACTCGTGAGTGGAACTCTAAGGGATTCTATACGCCAAACCCAATCCACCATAGGATTGCTCTTGCTTATCACGCCGTCCATCACAAGGATTATATCTCTAGGGAATACACGAGATTCCTTGGTGATGCTTCTGTGGAAGGACTACTTGAGGCACTTAAGAAATCATCAATCGGGTGGATAGCACCAAAGGATAAATCTGTGGGATCATTTAACGGATATTGGAAAGGAGCAACGGCTCTAGTTACCAAGGAAGACGGTAAAATCAAGAAAGAGCAAGTGAACTATAAGAGTTACAAGCTAATCCAAAATGAGTATGAAAAACTTAGAGATGCGAACTCCCCGCACTTCCCAAAGGTCTTTGGCTATGACGGAAATGTTATCACGATGGAAGATTGCGGATATCCGATTCTATCCTATATACCTGACAATTGGAGAGAACAGCTAATTGAAATAATGCAAGACTTAAAAATTCATGGTATAATTCATAGAGATTTAAAGGTTGACAACCTGACTGTTAAGGACGGCGTGATTAAGCTGATTGATTTTGGCTGGTCTGTGTATGTGGATGAGATTGAGAGTAAACCTGCCCCTTCCTGCCTAGGGTATCCCAATAAGCCTTCCTGGGGATTTGATGATGATTACTCTATGAGATGTGTAGTTAAACAAATCCAGTACGAACTGGAAGAAAAGGGTGTGTCTGCGTGAAGATTCTAGGGATTGAACGTGATGCTACGGCTTGTTCCTACTACCGGGTACTTCAGCCTCTTGTGAAGATCGATGAGAATAAGTTGGCTGATGTTTTCATCCTTAAGGAGTCTCAGCTTGGGACTCCCGAAGCCACGCAGATGGCTTTATGGGCTGACATCATTATGTTCCAAAGACCCGCTTCTGAGGCATGGTTTAATTTCATCAAAACTTGCAGAAAATATGGGAAGGTGATTGTCAGTGATTACGACGATGATCCTTTTAACACCTCTCCGCTGAATCCTTTCTATCAGTATACGGGGACAGAAGAGGTGGAGTGGACTTGGGCAGATGGTACTAAGGAAATGCTTTGGAGCGAAGGGATGGTGTCGGCGGGTGGGAAGCGAATCTTCGACATTGAGCGCAACATTAACCACCGTGATATGTTTCGTTTGAACTTCAAGAAGAGCGATTTAGTGACCTGTACCACAGAAGAACTTCGTCAAGAGTTTTTGAAGATAAATCCAAATGTTGCTGTTCTCCCTAATCTTATCGACCCTGATTTTTTCCCTCGTAATGTTGAGATGGTTAAGAAAGGTGTTAGGCTTGGTTGGCAGGGTGGAGCCTCCCATTATGAGGACTTATACTTCTTGAAAGACGTAATCAAGGAAGTTCTAGAGAAAAATAAGACAGCTAAGTTCGTATACTTTGGGGATATGCGGTTCACTGGACTATTTAAAGATTGCCCTCAAGATCAGATCGAATGGCATCCGTGGGTAAGTCATGCGACTTATCCTTACAAGCTCGCTCTTATGAACATTGATATTGGCCTATGCCCTCTTGTTGATAATGTGTTTAATCGTAATAAGTCTGCGATTAAGTGGATGGAGTATTCCTTGATGGGAATGGCAACGGTGGCGAGTAACATTCCTCCGTACTCTAAAGTCATTGACAACGGAAGAACAGGGATTCTATGCGGAGCTGAAGACAAGAAAGACTGGGTGGATTCAATTAACTCCTTGATTTCAGATAAGCATAAGAGGATTAACTTAGCGAAACGTGCGGAAGAAGAAGTTTTAGAGAATCACAATTCAAACACAAAAGCTCATCTTTGGATTGAGGCTTATGAGAAAGCTCTTAAGCCTGAAGGAGTAACATCGTGAGTTTTACATTCAGCGATCAACAATCACTTCTTAGTTCACTATTAGGAGATAGTAATACTGGGACGGACGATCAGTTCCCACTGGCTCAACGTAAGAAGGCTATAAACCGTGGGGAGTGGTGTTTTGCGAAGGACACTAAGTATCTCCGTGAGAAGACTTCCGGGACGGTTAGCGGTGGTTCAATCACTGTTCCTACAGATTTCTTGGAAATCTACTGCTTGATTGTGAACGATCTAGTCCTTACGAACGACCGGGAAGTTAGCGTGAAGGAATATGAGAGATGGAACTCATACTCTGGAAGCGTACCGCTTTACTATTTCTCTGAGGAATCATCCGTTCGCTACATCAAATTCTTCGGATCTCCAAACGGGACGACTTACTCTCTTTATTACATTAAGAAGCCAACGACTGAGCTATCCTCAGATTCCGATGTGAGTTTATTCCCAGAGGAGTATCGTGAGGCTTCTGTTTATTACGCCGCCTATCAACTGATGATGCAGATTGGGAAGAATGATATTTCAGACAAATATATGGCGATCTACCAAAAATACGTCAGGGATGCTCAGGCTTACTCTGAAAGACTATACGTTGACAAGAACTACGCAAACCCTGATGTTAACTCAATCGGCGGATTCACTAACGACACTCAAGGCACGGGTTACGACTTCGGGAACTAATGGGACTCTCTAATAATTCGGTATTAGATAAATATTCGCTTCAGGAACTTGCGCTAGAGATTCTTTCCTTTGCAGGCGGTGAGAATACCATCTCTGAAGACCAAGCTATGAAGACGGAAGAAGCACGAACCGTTGAGAACTGGGATGCGATTTCTCTTGGTGGGATGCAGAGATCAAATGGGTTCAACGAGGTCGCTGATGGTGGGGCAAGTTATACCAATCCCCTAGACCTGCTTATTCAGCATAAAGACGCTGGAGGAACTAACACCTACGGAATCGTTGAAGGAGATCTGATTTATAAAAATGGTTCTGGATTCACGAACGATGATAACGGGGCATTCACAAGTGGCGTTTTATCTCACGGGGTTTCAGACACTGGTGGATTTCTATGGATCACAAACTCTACGGACAATCTTAAGAAGAAGGCAGTGGGCGTGGCAATTGCCACCCCTGCTAGCGTTCCCCCCACGGCTTGTGCTAGGATTTATAAGCATAAGAACAGGCTCACGGCAGAAGGGTCGGCCACTTATCCTTACAGAGTATATGGTACAAGAACAGGGATAGGCAATTGGACAGCGGCAGATGCGTGGAGTCTGTCGAACGATGCGTGGAGCGTCGATGTCCCAGGGGATACCAGGGGAATGGTGATGGATTTTCCTTCTGGAAACGAGCAGTTAGTATTCACTGAAGAGAAGGCGTATGCCTTAAGCAATTTCCCTAATACTGCTTTCAGAGCAATCGGAACTCCTTCTCGTGGTTGTGGTGCGCCGTATTCCATAGCCCTAGGCAACGAAGGTGTATACTTTGTTTCTCGCCGTCCTACTCTTGGAGTATTTCTGTTTGATGGAAATACTTTCACTGAACTTACTCAGTTTAACCACGATGTATTCGTTGATCTCATTGACTTCTCAAAGCGAATATTTGGATTCTACCGTAACCGTAAGTATTATCTTATTTACAATGAGACTAATTCAGGAGTTACGTATCCTAACCGCATGAGAGTGTACGATGCGAAGTTTGGGCGTTGGATGAATCGCCCCGTGAACACAGCTCTCTCCGATAACTTCGGGTATCCCGCAAGGCTTCAGTATTCCAATAACGAGTTTTACTGTGCGTCTTCTCAGAAAGATAAGATTTATGAGCTTGAAACAACTGATAATTCAGATGAGGGTCAGAACACTCTAGCGGTCTATAAGACCAAGACTTTTTCTTCCAGAGATTTCGCTCTTGCATCTGGAGGACAATTTCCCATTGATGATGTCCGCATGAAGCTTCTCAAGATGACAGTCAGTTTCTATGGTACAGTCGGGGCAGTGTCTGTTCTCTGGGATGCAGATCGTGGGTTGCACAGTGGGTCTAAAAGCATAGACCTTACAGCTACGGGAGATAACCTTAATACTACTTTCATCGTAAATACTTCTTACATTACAACCACCCCTGCGGATAAGACGAGAGTGTATACATTCCCGAATGATGCGGTTGGTAGACGTTTTCAATTCACATTCTCAAACAGCGGAACGAGCGTTCTGCCTAAGATAAAGAAGATTAAGATTACAGCAGTTGCCTTAGAGGAGGCTTAACAATGGCATTTCCAAGTGATAGCGCAAGGACAAAAAACTGGGGTACGGAGATTCTTACTGACGCCGACCTTGAAGGACAGCTAGATATTCTTCACGCCTATTTCGTTGCGTGTTTAAATTCTACTACTGGCCATTCGCATGACGGGACGAGTAATCAGGGGCCGAAGATAAACATTACGAACCTGACGGTTAGCTCTCAGGCTCAGGGTGATATTTATTATGCGAGTTCGTCTTCAGCGAATGCAAGGCTTGGGGCCGGAACCGCTGGATATGGATTAAGAACTGGAGGAGCTTCAGCAAACCCATCTTGGGTCATCCCTCCCTCTGCTGGAGGATTTTCTAATCTTTCAGTATCTAGAACCAATGCGACAACTTGTGCTATCACGGCTGATAGATTGGTTGTTTTTGATACCAACAATGTTGGTTGGCTTTGTACGTCTGTTAGCGTAAACCCAGCCATCACATCAAGCGGAGCAAACGGATTAGACACTGGGGCAGAAGGATCTTCTACTTGGTATTATCTTTGGGTTATTAGAAAAAGTACCGACGGAACAGTGGCTGGATTAATTTCAACATCTTCTACATCTCCAACGATGCCGAGCGGGTATGACCAGAAAGCCTTAGTTTCTGCTGTTAGGAATGATGGGTCAAGTAATTTTATAGATTTTGTTCAGACTGGAAGGCATTACGATTACGTTGTTAGTCAAACTGCTTATAGTGGAACACCGACAGCAAATGTTTTCTCTTCAGTTGATACAACTTCAACTATTCCAAGTGCTTTATCTGATCGTGGTTGTTTTATTGCCGCATCAGGCTCAAGTGATTCTCCAGTATTTTCAAATGATGGAAGCGTTAGTGCAACCAATAACGCACCAAATAAAATCATGTTTGGAGCAGAAGCAGGCGCAAAAGTTCAAGCCTACGCTGAATTCAGATTAATTACCTCAAACACAGTATACATTACTTCTCATGGTGGAACAGCGTGTATAGTTTATACGACTGGATTTAAACTTAATAAGTTGGTGAGTTAATCATGGCTATCTCG